TTCTTCCGTTGGAAGAAAATAAGGAAAGGATCTCTTAAGGTTGATTTCAGTAAGTATCACTTAAGTACAAAGACATCTCCAAATGGAGGTGGAGCTCTGGGGGATTCCCTTAGTGAGGTATTTTCCCTAAAGGAGAATATGTCGCTAACAGAATCCATCTGTGTTCTAGGGGGTAAACCCTTAAGAAACAGGATCCAGAATCTACACCTACGTCTGAAGCCCCTTCCTAAAGTTGATTGTCTGAGAAAAGTCTCAGCAATCTCCGATAAGGAAGGTAAGACTAGAGTCGTGGCCATTTTAGATTATTGGTCACAAACGGCATTGCTGCCGCTTCATAATGCCTTGTTAGGGGTATTACGATCACTAAAATGTGATATGACCTTTAACCAAAATGGTTTCGTCTCTAATCTAATGTCTGGTCCTTACTATAGTTTCGATCTTAAAGATGCGACAGATAGATTTCCAATTTCTTTACAGAAAAAGGTTATCTCCTATCTCATCGGAGAAGATCGAGCTAAAGCATGGTCCGCAGTTCTTATCCAAGAGGGATATAAGACTCCAAAGGGTGACAAGGTATTTTACAATACAGGTCAACCAATGGGGGCTTATTCCTCATGGGCCGCATTCGCGCTCACACACCACATTGTGGTGCAGAAAGCTGCGATGGAAACTAACAAATTTCCATTTGATAAATATTACCTCCTAGGAGATGATATTGTTATATGCGACCATGATGTTGCAATGGCGTATAAACGCTTAATGGTTGAGCTTGGTGTTAAATTCTCGGAGACAAAATCATTGGTTTCGAAAGATACCTTTGAATTTGCTTCAAGGATTTTCCGTAAAGGAAAAGAAATTTCTCCATTCTCCTTGAGAGGAGTTTGGGAAAGTTCTAAACACCCTGCTTCCATTGTAGAATTTTTACGTACAATGCACGCTCACGGATGGAATTTACTTCAAGATGGTAATGTTCCCGGCCAAATTAGATCCCTAATGCGTCTAACAGGTTCACCAGCATTTGCACGCTGGAACGAACTTATAGACGTTTTCCACCATGTACCTATGCAGGTACTCTTGTCCTCTAATAATGAGACCCGTAAGGGCCCCGTTAAAGGAATGGCAGATATCAGCTGTTTCGAAAATCAACACATTCAAATATTAACGAATGCCTTGATCGTAGAATTAGCTAATAAGGTGGAAAATAGGATTGATGAAATCACTGGTTTGCATGCGGAATGGGCGATGAGCCTTCCTCCGCTCAGTGAATACATCAGGTCTGAAGCTGGCGACATGCCTATTTCCCCTGCAACGATACCGATGATCGGAGTTTGGCATGACCTTAAAAGGAAATGCCGAGATCTCGTAAATGAGATATCCGACTACTATGCTGAAGAAGATACAGACCTTCCATTGGAAAAATGGATGTCTGATCTTATAGGCATAAGTAACACCCCTAATTTTGAAAGGGTGCTCACGGTTCGAAAACATAAGGAAATAATACTTACTAGCTCATCACTTATCCTAAAAGCCATGAAATCTGCGAAAGCAGGTACATGGTTGGTAGGCAAGTAACTTGTTAACAAGGAGCAGGGGGGTTTATACCCCCCCGGGCACCCGAACCTTTT